CAATCGCTGTGTTCGACCGCATCCTCAGGGAGCCGGTCGAGTTGATGAGATCAACCCCACCACCAGCCCAGTCGATGGTTCCGCCGCTTGCGAGAAAAAGGTCACTCCAACCGAGAGATGATGACCCAAGAGCGTTGCCATCATTGGCATGGGGCGCAAACTCTGATGTCGTGAAACGGTATTCAACTGATGGAGTTCCGCCGACTGCGCCCTGCCCAAGCCGCAGCGTTGCGCCACTGTCCGCCACATGGATCGTCCAGCCCGCCGAGCTGTCAACAAGAGCAAATCCGCCACCGAACGATCCTGATGCAACGAAGGAGGCGTTGGTCCACGCCGATGTTTGCGCGTTAAACGTGCTTTCATTGACCGTAATCTTGCCAAGCGTCACCTCCATGTCGCCGCCGCCCAGCGTCAACAGATTGGAGGAGTGGGTGAGCGTGACATCTCCGTTGTTGAAGTTGATGACGCCGCCAGACCCCAGAAACAGATCGGCAAACTGATATGCCGAGTTGCCGAGGGCGATGGTGTTGTTGCCACCTGGGAGGACTTGTGTGCCGCTTAGGTTGAGAACATTCGTGAGCGCACCTGCCGTCGACGCGGCAAGCAACAAACGAGCATCTTCCGAGCCGTCGGTCGCGTCGTCCGCGTAGCACTGGATGCGCCCGTAACGGTGCCAGTTCCCGCCGCTGTCCCTGCCATCAAAATATAAAAACCCGACGTCGGCGAGGGAGCCATGCGTATCCGTGCGCGATATGTTTACGGACTTTGCCGACCCAGACGCGGCGACCGCGATGGTCCCTTCAACCGTCAAGTTTGCGTCGTTGATTGTCAGCCAGCTATCGCCCGCCCCTCCATTAAAGTGGACGAGGGTGACATCGCCGTTCCCAAAGTCGATGAACCCGTTCGAGGCCAGATACAGGTCCGACCACGCCGTCCCGGCAACACCAAGAGCGCCGCCGTCGTTAAAGCGCGGCTTCAAGCTCCCGGTGAACGTGCCGGTCAAATCAATAACCGTGCCGTCGTCGAGCTTCGTGAAGAGCTTCCCATCATGGGCGTTGATCGCCAACTCCCCCGCCGTCAGGGACCCGGCAGCAGGAACGGCGTCGGGGGTGGTCGACCGTTTATGCAGGATGGTGTTGGCCATTAGAAGCTGCCCCCGTCGAGCGTCAGGTTATGCACTTCCGTCGTGGTGTACGCCCCGACCTGCGCGGCCGTAACCATGTGCGGGTTGTCCGTGCGCGTGGCGTGATCCAACGACAGGGGCGCGGACACGCCGAGGCTCCAGCCCGTTTTGGGGCCGGTGCCGGTCGTCGCGACGATGTCGACAATCAGAATGCCGTTGGTCCGGTCGTAGCTGGATGGCTGGCCCAGCATCGAAGCGTTGCCGTCGGCCGAGGTTAGGATCAGCGTATCTGTTAAAATCCACTTGCCGCGCGTTTCCGGGGTGATAATGACCGTTATTTCACCGGTAGCAACGGCCAGGGTGTCGTTGCTCTCGGCCTGGAAGGCGACGCCGATGTTCTCCAACGCGGCAAGCGCGTCGTTAATGATCGGCGTCAGTGTTTCATCAAGGCGCTGGAGCGCGACCGCCTCAAGGGCGTCGACGGCGTTCTCAAGAGCATCCCGGTCTTGCTCGTTGGCGTGGATGCGCACGTCGAGGTCGTTAAAGCGGTCGTTCCAAAGTTCCGGGTCACCGAGATCGTCACCGCGCTGGATTTTATATGCCTCGTAACGTCTCGCCACGGCCCTTACTCCTCGATTTTCTCCGCGCTTTCGATGTCCGCCGCAAGCGCCTTGCAATAGATGCCGCGAAGCTGGACGTCCGCACCAGCACGCAAGACAAGCGCACCGGCAGGGACGTCCCGCGTCAGGCGGACCCGATAGGCCGCCTCTGGTTCAAAAAACTCTGGGTTCATTCGGCGATCAGCTCGTACTCGACGCGGTCCGCAGGGAGCGTCTCAAGGACGCTGCCCTTCACCTTGACCTTGTCACCCGGCCGCGCCGTTGAAAATTCCGACAGCTTGACCGGCTTGATGACCGTTACCTTGTAGTAGGCGTCCGGGTTAATCTCAGGCATGTTTCACCTTACGTTGTGTAGAAGACGCGCTCGGAGATATGGAACGTGCTCCCCGCGCTGTTCGTCGCGCCGTTGAACTCGATACGGAACGAGGTCGTGGCCGCCGGGTTAAACGTCCATGTAAACATATGCACCGGGCGGCTGCTGATCTGCTTGACGACCGTCGAAACCGGGTCGACGTAAATGCCACCGGAACGAATACGGCACGTCAGATCGTGCGGCGTGTCGTTGAAGCCTTCCACCTTCGCCTCAACTGTGATGGCCGTCGTAGACGGGCAAGACAGAGTGCTGGAGACGTGCCGGAAGGCGAGCTTCGGACGGGATACCAAAACGCGGGACCCGGTCAGCTTGAGCGCCGGTTGCATGGCGGTCGTGCCGACAAAGCGGGCGCGGAACTGCGCCAAGGCAGGAGACGCCGACAGGGCCGCCTTGTTCTGCTTGTTCAGCGGTATCCAGTTGCCCGCCCCGGACGGACGCACCTCGAAGACCAACTGCGTCGAGGCCGGAACCCAGGCGTGCTTGAGGATGTCGATGTAGCGGAAGCCGCCGTCGAGGTTGATCGGCTGGAACTCGATGGTAACCTGCGTCGCGGCAAACTGAGCGCCCCAGACGCGGAAGCACATATCCTGGGTTAGGTCGCCAAGATAATACTGCCCGTCGGTCGAATAGAACAGCGTGCCCTGGAGGTACGACTTCGACGGGGCTTCGTCGCCGCCGCCGATCCACACTTGATGGTTGGCGTTGGAAACCAAGCAGACCGCGTACAGCTTGCCCTTTTGCAGGAACGTCGGGTTGATCGAGATGTCGTTCCAGCCCGTAACAATCGACGCGTGCGGGTAGGTCACCTTCGCCAGCGTCTTGCTCGGGTTCGGGGCGCCGTCCTCGACCTCGCACAGGGCGACGTGGATGTCCCCAGAGCCGCCCTTCTGCGCGATGGCAAAGCCGATCTTCGTAGCCCAGAAGTCGCTTGACGCGAGGAACGTCTGCGCAATCTTGGCGCCGTTGATGACGTGGTTCGTCGTCTGGGCGTACATGAACGGCTCTTTCCAGGAGTCGATCCAGTAGCCGTCCTCGCGAAGGATGTAGTGCGACGGGTCGTTCGGGTCGACCCAGCTCAGTTCGAGCGTGCTGATCTCCCAGCTATCGAGGTCGTAGAGGTTCTGCGGACCGATAGGGGAGGCTTCGCCGGAGTAATACCACCAGCCGTTTTCGCAGGTCAGAAGGGTGTCGGAATGCCGCAAACGCATCCGCGACATGTACCCTTCCTTCATCGTGTGGTTCTGGAAGCCGTACTGCGCAATGCCGAGCGCGGAATTGAAGTGCGCGTGCTGCACCTTCACAACGTCGGTGAACTTCGGCAGCAAAATCCCGTTCGTCACCTTGGCGTTCGGGTCGTTGTTCGAGAAGAGGGTAATCTCGAACTGATCCGCGTTTGCGTCCGGGAAGCGGACGCCTTCCATCACTTTGGCGTCGTAACCAAGCGTCGCCGCGTTGGTGTAGTCCGACCCAGTGCGATCAAGGAAGCGATCAGCGCCGTAGCCTGCGGCCCCTTCGGGGAAACCAAGGGCCTCCTTGACGCGGGCGAGGTCCTTCTTGATGTCGATCATGCCACGGTTGGTGCCGACGGAGTTGAGACGCTTGGTGAGGTCGGCAATGTCACCGGCCAGATCGTCGACGCGCGGGCCGATGATGCCCTTCCAAGCCTCAAGCGACTTGGCACGGTTATGCAGCGCCTCGGTCGAGTTTACTTTGTACGAGGTGTTGTTAGAGATGGCCTCAATGCCGCTCGAATTGAGGCGGACCCAACCAATGACAGCGACGTTCGCCGGGGTTGCCGGAAGCTGCGGGTCCGCGCTCTCCGTGCCAGATACAAACGAGATGTTTGCCTGCCGGACGCGTTGGGTGGCGACGCTGTCCGGCTCCGTCTGACCGGTGTCGACGTTGACCAAGAAGTCGCGCTCTTGGACCTCCGTGTCGACGGTCGACCCGCCGACAGTGACCAACACGTAGCGCTTAGAAACAGCCGGGAGGAAGGGGAGCATCGACTGCGTCGTTACCGTGTCCCGGTTGTAAACGTCGCCGAGGGTACCGTAGAACCGGCCGGAGCTGATTTGGATTTCTGTCGTCGCGGACTGCGTGATGTCGAAGCCCGCATAGCGGTTGCCATCCACCACAGCGTCGGCAACGATATGGTCGAGGCTCGTCTGCACGAAGGTTTGCAGGTTGGTATGGTCGGCCGCCTGCTGCTCCTGGTAGTCCCGGAAGATAATCTTCTTTTCCATCTTGTCCTCTTAATTCGGGCGACCGACGATGTAGGATTGCTCCCCAGCCAGGAACTTCCTGCCCGCGATGAATTTTTTGTCCGGCCCCGTCAGGAGCAGGATGCGATCTGTAAGGCGCTTGGCTGCTCGGGACGCCCGCAAGACGGGACCGAGCTTCGAGACGTGCGGCATCCAGAACCGCGATTTCGGCACCACAATCCCGATGCCTGCGGAGAAGGGGCTCTTTTTCCCGTTGATTTGGACCGTGACGAGCGCGGTGTGTGGGGGTAGCCCATAGCGGCCACGGCCCATGAATGTAATCGGACCACGGCTTTTCTGGCGCGACCCGTCATTCACGGACCAGCGGTGATAAATCCGAAGGTAAGCTGTGCTCGGGGCGTAGCACCCCATCCGGCACGGCACATCCGCGAAGACCCTTTTGCCCCGCGTGCCTCGCACTTTGACGCGCTCCGGCTCCGCCGTTACAGCCTGCACGGATGGCCCCAGCGCAAACCGCCAGGAGGACGCAGCTTTCGGCGAAACGGTAAACAGGCGCCGCCGTGCGGTTGATGGCGCATAGAATTTTTTTGGCGCGGCTGGCGTATCATTGAAGACGCTCCAGCGCCCGTTCCCCTTCACATGTACCCTGTAGTAGGAGTTGAAAGTCGTAACGCGGCTGTCCGTTTCGACGCCCTTGACGACCCAGCGAGCACGGCGGACGCTCCGCTCCAACGCCGTTGACGGGATGGCGAACGTGTAAGGCTTGCCGTTCGGGCCTTGCCAGTAGGCGTTGTAAATGATCTTCGAGCCGTAGAAGGACTTCCAGCGCGGTGCGTTCCACTTTTCGCGGACCCGCCATGTGCGGATTTGCGGAAGAGACGCCAGCCACCGCTCGCGCTCCGCGCGCGTCAGCGACGGCCCGCTAAAGATCGTCCCCGGCGGCTTTTCGATCCTGATGACCTTGCCGCCAGCGTAGCGGATGAACTCCCGCAAGGCGTAGGCCGTCCCCTTGCGCTTGTGCAGCGGATAGGACCGGGCAATGATGTTCCGCCTCGTTGCGTCGGACCACCAGCTCTCCCACAGGTCGACGGAGCGCTCCCAGGAGAGAAACGGCAAGAAATCCGAGGGCGTCTTGTAGGGCCGGAACGCCCGGTCAACGTCCGACGGGATGTCCGTCAGGCGCTTCGTGACCCCGCTATACGCGCGCTCTAGCGGCGTCGCGTTCGGAGGCAGCAAATCGTCCGCCATCTCACGCTATCTCCGAAACGGTCACAGTCAGCGAGGTCATATACGGGATTTCGTGGTCGGCGCAGACGACGTCGGCGGACGGCGCCGTCAGGGTGAGCGTCTCAACCCCGGAAATAAAGGCCGCCGCAGTAATACCCGACCGGTAGACCTCTGCCCCGATCCGATACCGCTCCGCGACGTAGGCGCGGACCTTTGCCTCGATTTGGCTCTTGAGAAGCGCCGTCGAGAGGCCGCTCTGACAGGTGACGCTGATGGTCACGCTGTAGTTCTTGCGCGTCGCGTTGTAGACGTAGACCGCGTCGGTCAGGGGTGTAACGTCCTCGCGATCAAATATGTCGATGACCTTGCCGATGACCTCGTCTGTGATCTCTGTTCCGTCCGCCCCGGCAAGGACAACGTCGGCGCGACCCGGTTCCGGGCAGAACGCCCAGGCGTCCTTGATCGACGGATCGGCCGACAAGGCGTGGAAGATATAGGCCCCGCGAGCCCCAGCGGTTGAGAACGCCTCCGGGGCCAACTGTACCCGGCGGCGGAGTTCCTCGTCCGTCTCGTAGATCGGCTTTGTTTCCGCCTCGTCCTCGTAGCCCATCAAGCGGCGCTCGACCTCGAAGTCCGTCGCCTTGTGGTCGAGGTCTGTGCTTTGCGCGTAGGCCAGCATAATCGCCCGACAGGCGCTATTGACGCGAGCGCGCAGCAAGACCTCACGATACGCGGCAACCTCTAGGACTTTGACGATCGGGTCGCTTTCGATATCTTGGACGTCGTAGGCGATCCCCTTCGCGGCAAGGCGGGCGACGACGTCCGTCTTAAGTTCCGCGAGGATCGTTTCGTAATCGAGCGCCTCAACGATATCCGGCGCGGCAAGCTGGCCGAGGTTGACGGCGGCAAATCCGGTCATAGCTCCCCCTTGCGGGGAGTTAGACGACGAACTCCACCCGCTGATCCGTTTCGACGATTGTGAAGTCGCCGAGATGCCCGCGCGGGTAATACTCGCCGACAATATCTATACGGAACCGGCCGTCCGGCCCGGCCTCCGTGACCCCGACGCCTTCGAGGCGAAAGCGCGGCTCCCACCGGTCGATTGCCTCGCCCGCGGCAAGCGTGACCTCCAAAACCACATCACGGCCCGCGGGGCGGTCGATCAGGTCGGGAATATCCGAACCGTAATCGCGCCGCATAACCCGCGTGCCGATGCGTGTCCTAAAGAGATCAATGATGGATTGCTTCAAGTGAAGCCAGCCCTCAAGCATCTCGCCCGTGGTGTTACTTACCCCGGACACGAGAGCGCCCCCTTAATAAAATCATTAGCTGGCGAGGACTTGAGGCGCTTACGATTTTTTTGCTGGGT